GCTCCAACAGCATACTTTTGTGGAATTCCAAATAATACAAATTCAACATTAGGAGATGTAAATACATTTAAATATTCAGGTTCACTTCAAGAAATAAAATATCACGTTAAAGATTTCTTAACACATGATACTTTAACAAAACATGCTTTAGATCCTTTCCAGTATGCGGGTAATACTGTTAGTTCATCTTGGCATAATGTATATTTAAGATTACCTTTAGGAAGTAATAATAAAGTAGATTCGGCTTCTTATAATAATAATGGATTAGGAATAATTCAAAACTTTAACCCACACCCATCATTTAGTTTATATGAATCTTCAAGTATATCTAGTTCTGTAACTAATCAAGTATTTGGTGAAGTTTATGAAACTCACAGACATTTAACACCAGATACTGTAGGTATTTCAACTACAAGTGAAAAAGTTAGAATAGATTCAGGTTCAATAGATAGAGATATATTATCATTTGATATAAGATCAGAAACATCTACATTAGATAGACAAGCTTTAGATTATAATGATTTAGGAGTATTTTTCTCCCCACAAGCAGAAATAAATGAAGATATAGTTTATACTTTAGGTGCCTTTAGAATGGATGATTATATAGGTGATCCAACCCATCAAAGTTTAGCAGAATATCCTGATTTAGAAAATTTAAAATTAGAATATTTTAGAAAATATTTAAACAGCTATAGACAAAATATGTTTGATTATATAAAATTAATACAATATATCGATCATACTTTATTTAAAGTAATAGAACAATTTGTACCTGCAAAAGCTAATTTAAAAACTGGTTTATTAATTGAACCTCATTATTTAGAAAGACAAAAGTTTGCAAGACAAATACCTACATTTGAAAGATTAGAAAGAGACGCAGAACTTGATCCTTATTTAGTTTTAGAAGGAAAAGTTGAACAGTATGAAGCTTGTGTTAATATTAGTGATTTAAATAATGAAAATTATTATGTGTGGAAAGGAGCACTAACAGGAAGTGATAACTTACATATGAGTCAAAGTAAATATGCTTCTGATGAATGTAATCCTTACATTACTTTATATGATAATTTTGATCCTCTATATGGTAATTATGTAGATTGTGTAATTAGTAAAGAATATTATTATGTTTCTAAACCACCACAATTTTACCAAAATGATCCTGTAAATGAGGGTATAGATCCTAGAATAACAATAAATCCTCCTGCTCCTTCAAAACCTTCGGGATATTCGGCAAGACAATCTCAAAATTTAAGGGGAACAACAACATCAAATAGTTCAGGTGGAGGAAGTTATGGAGCATAATAAAAATATATATGTATATAAAACAATAATAAATGGCACAGACACCACAAAACGTATGGAATAATAATTGGGGAAGCCAAACCAATAG